TGCGCTTCACTCAGGCCCACCTGGTGCCCGGCACCGGCCAGGCGCATGGACATTTCCAGGATCTGGGACTCGGTGGCGGCATAGTTGTTTCCCAGGTCGACCAGCGTGGAGCCCAGATTCTGAAACTCCGCCTGGTTCATGTCCGCGATGTTGGCGAACTTAGCCAGAGTCAAAGCTGCATCACTGGCAACAATATCTGTGCTGTTTCCCAGGTCGATCATGGTCTTGGCAAAGGTCATCAGGTGTTCGTTGGAAATACCCATCTGACCTGCGACTGCGACCACCTCAGCGATGTCCGTGCCAGACGCGGCCACCTGGGTGGACATCTGCTTGATGGCGCCCGATATGGAGGTAAATTCCTCTTCGGTTGCGTCCACCGTTTTGCGAACCGAGGTGAAGGCGCTCTCAAAGTCGATGGATGACTTGATGGCCGTAGCCCCAAGTGCCAGGATGGGCGTGGTGAGCGCGCGGGAGAATCCCCGGCCGGCGGACACGAGCGACTTCGAAATCTTCTCACTCTTCTTGGCGAAGGCGATCAAGTGATCCCCAGCCTTGGTCCAGGCGGACTGCTGCCGGTACAGTTCCTGGGTCAGCTTCTTGAGCTCAGCCTCGGTAGCCTTGAGCTCTGCCTTAGCGTTATTGAGATTGGTCGCAGCCTTGGATACGGCGTCCGCGTTGTTTTGAAGGGTCTTGCTGTTGGACTTGATCTGGCCTTCCAGCAGCTTGACTTTATCCCTTGCGGCAAGGCTCTCTGCCTTGAAGCTTTCCAGGTTCTGCTTGGCGGCAATCGTCGCGGAGTCCGCGTCCCCCAGGGAGGCGCGCAGGCGGTTGTACTGCTGGCCTGCTGCGCTCACTTCCCCTTTGAGGCGCTCATACTCCACGCGCGCCTGTTCCAGCGACTGCTTCATCTTCTCCTGGCGGGAGAAGGAGTCTGTCAGTTTCTGGTTGGTCAGTACCAGCGCGCGGGAATACTGGTCAACGGCACGCGTCTGCTCCTTTTGCTTGCTGCTCAGCAGGGCGAGCCGTGCTTCTGTTCCCTGAATGGACTTCTCAAAGTTCGCAACCCCTGCACCCGCTAGCTTGAAGGTGCTCTCGGCTTCCTTTATCTGCTGGTTGATGGTACGCAGGTTGCGGCTGAAGTTATCGCTGTCCAGTGACAGCGCCACCACCAACTCGCGCAGGACTTCGCTCATGAGAACACCTCCAATATATAGAAAATGAAGCGATGACGATAATTGAGATACAACCAGAGGCGAAGCCCAAAATCATTTTTGCCTGATAATTCTATCTGCTTGTTTTATCCTGTTAGGATTGCATGCAGGAAAACACAATCCAATCTCGTTAAGTAGGCGAATACGTACACAAGGAGGACCACATGAGACTTTTTTTGAAGAAGGCCTTGCCTTTGATACTGGCCGTTCTTATCTGCATTACGGCGACAGTCAGCTTCGCAGAGCAGCCTAAGCAAAAAGAGATGACCGTTGAAGTAGAGGGGATGTCGGAGACTGTCCTAATGACGCGACATACGATCGATGGACGTTTGGCAATATGGTACGACGCGGACCATTTCTTTCCTGAAGCAATAGAAAATGGCGTGCGCTTTTTACTACTCAACAACCAACTCGAAAGTGAAGTGTCCTTCACGGTCAAGAGTTTGAATGATCCAGCTAACGTGGTAGAACCTATGCTTGAAGTTTTCGTCGCTGAGTATGCTGCACAAGGCTGGGATTGCGAAAAAGTGGATACCACAGGAATACTGCCACTATTCAATACTCCTGAGAGACCGGTGAGAGGTTTTATCGCACGTCAGGAAAGGGAGGCTGCACTGGTATATCTGAGTTACATCTCAGGTGGCTACTGTCTGTCTACCCTGCGCTTTCCGAATGAAGCCGCCGAAGGTTGGGGCAACAGAATGCTGTTTATGATCAACACTCTGGAATCTGTTGTCGGGAATTGACTTTGCGTCTATACATGCATAGATGGCCACACTTGATCAATGAAGGCCGCTTTCGGCTCCTGGCTGCAATGCTCACGCTGAGCATCCCAGGCACGCACTTGAAGAAAGCCCAGCATGTCCATCTCATCGATCTCTTTCATCCGCCAGCCGGATTTGAGCAGCGTGTTATAGGTGGCGTAGACATATTCCGGTAACGTCAGGTTTCCTGATTCTCCAGGATCTCCTGAGCTTCCTGAGCCACCGGCTTCGTAGGAAAAGAGTCCAGCACCTCCGTCGTCTGTGTCTGCACGGCCATAATCGCCAGGGCAATGTCGTGCATCAGGCGATCGGCAGGATAGTGGTCATAGACATCGTCAACAGAAAACTGGTTTCCGAAGAGAATGCAGAACCACTTGACCATCGTGTCGAGGGCCTCGGGGATTGTCAGTTTCTCATCCGAAACGTCCTGCCCCTCCACAGCGGCCTTGGACAGGGCGACCAGTTTTCCATACATCTTGGATGCGGGCTCCATCTCGCGCAACGCGCGGCCGGACACGAAGTCCACGCTGTACTTCTTCTCTCCCAGGGTACAAGTCACCATGGGATCACCTCTCTTTCATCAAGAGACTGCCGCCCAGCATTGTCCTGAGCGGCAGCCTCATTCTGCTCTTTACGGCGTCACCGTGAAGGTCGGGTCATACACGGTCTCCAGGAAGGTCGCGCCCATGGCGGTCGTGAAGCCGTTCTCGCCTTCGTCCGCAATCGCCTGGTACAGCCCGTCGTGTGTGCGCTTGATGGCAGTCCACTCGACCTCGCCTGTCTGACGCGTGATGGTGCCGCCCTCCTTGGTCGCATAGGTTTCCGTCACCGGCTTTGCGCGGACCTTGTACAGCCACACAAAGCGATATTTCGCGTTGGACTTCTCGGACTTGAAGCCGACTGCGTAGTACGGTGGCTTGTCGACAGCGGCGCGCACCAGCACGCCATTGTCATCGATGTTATTGCCAAAGATGGCTTCCTGGATGGAAAGCGGGATGTCCGCCATCTTCGTCTTGAAGGAAAGCTCTGGATCCGGGTAGAGGACGTCAAACTCAATGTCGTCCGCATACTGGACCTCGGGGTCCGTGTTCTCGGGGGTGATGGTCGCTTCAATCGCGCCGGCGACCAGTTGCAGGGCGCCATAGGTAATCGTGGTTTCATCGTCTACCGTCAATGGCGCGATGACCATATTTTTAAGACCCACCGTGCTGGACACGACGGGTGATGCAGTTGCTGGCATATTCGTTTCTCCTTATGTGTTGCTTATTTCGTCCCGCAGGACGCGCTTCATCTCCTCGAAAGCCTCCGGCGCTTTCACGTCAAAGGCAGGCCGGACAAAGGGATGCGCGGGCGCTGGTGCCGGTCCACCGTGCCCATGCTCCACAGGATTTGCGTAGTAGGCACCGCGTTCGCTGTGATGCACGCCAATGGTAATGCGCTTCCCGCCGTTCCGCTTCTTCTTCACACTCCCGGTTCGAATCGAATCATGCAGGTCGCCCGAGATGATCTTGGGGTCAGTAGATGCGTTATGCAGCATCTGTTCCTCGATGGGGGCGGCCCCTGCCTGCAATGCACGGGTCACGCCCGGGCCCTGTTCCAGGGCTGCCGCCATGTTGGTCAGGTCGTCCTGGAGGTCATCAAAGCCGCGCAGTTCAATCGCCACGAGGAACCTCCTCGTACAGGCTCCAGGTCCAGTGCACCGTGTACATCCGCGTGCCCACGTCGTAAGCCGGCTCGTTGTAGCCTCTATCGGTTTCTTCCACCATGCCAAAGCCTGCGGCGTACATGGCGTTACGGACCAAGGCAGCTGTCCCTGTAGGGTCTCCTGCGCTCCAGAGGTTCAGGTATACGAAGGTGCGGGTAGCTATCACCCGATCATCGAAGTGTGTTTCTTCACGGGTGGTGGTGGAGTACACCAGGTATTGATCCGGCGCGTTGGGGTTGCTGGACGTCGCCCGCCATATCCCGGCAAACACTGGAATGCTCAGGCTAGACAGGGCTTGCTGGACCCGCTTCATCCGCTCACCCCCTTGGATGTGGAGGCTTTCAGGCCCAGGTACTTGCGCTTGAAGGCATACTCGCCCAGGGTGGAGATGTACCACTTCTCACCCCGGAAGCGCACCCACATGCCGGGCTTGATGTCCGTTCGGTAACGGATGGCGAAGTTAATCACCGCTTCCGCGTTCATGACATCCGCCGCGCGATAGTGCTGATTGCCCGCATCAATCGTGGATGCCCAGACCCGGCAAACAACAACGTCTGTCGGGTTGGGGTATCCATTTTCGTTGATCGCGTTCTCCGTATAGCCAATTTCCACCAGATGCCGGAGGTCGCCTGGATGCGGGTCGCTCTCAAAGTTCTTATAACCGCGCATCTTGTTTCACCTCCTTCACACGGGCTAGAACATTTTCTCCGGGTCTCGGTGCGGATACAGCAGGTTCTCAAACGCCATCCGCATGGTGATGTAGACCTGTTTGTCCGGGTTATCCCGGTTCTCGTAGTAGTGGCTGACCATGAGCAGGACGGCAAGGCGCACAGCCTGCGGAGCCGTTTCATCAAAGGTCACCCTGCAATAGTCTTCTGCGACAGCCTGCGCCTGAAGGAGGAGTGAAGCCAGGTACGCGTCCTCTTCTTCATGCTGTATGCGCAGATGCGCCTTCGCTTCCTCCACCGTCAGGATCATGCTCTCACCATCCTTTACGCGTCAGGCGCCATGATGCCGGCGGCCTTCAGTTTGACCAGCAGGGCATTGAACTCAATATTGAGGCCCGCAATGGTGGAAGCCGCGCTGTCGACCTGGTTTGCCGCAAGCTTCACGCCGCCCAGGGTATCCGCCGTTGCAGCAGGAAGGACATAGTCTTCAGGGTAGGCGGGCACATAGAGCTTGGCGTCCTCCCCAATCTTTGCTTCGACGGTATCGCCCACGCCTCTCTCTGCCGCCTTGATGCCGCCCAGGGCATCGGCGCTGGCAGCTGCAGCAGTCGCGGTCAGTCCTTCTACGGTCGCGCCTTCCAGGATGGTCAGTTTGCCGCCGATGACCCATTCTTCGCCGCCATGTGCGGCATAGTTCTTTGTGTTATGAGTAGCACTCATAGTTCTCCTCCTCAATTGATGCGGGGACTGCTCCCAAGAACAGCCCCCGCGGATTCACCCTATCAAAGGGTTATGCCTTCTGCTGCAGCACCTTCACGGCTTCGGGCAGGATCAGCTTGCCATCCACACGCTGGGATGCCAGGAAACCCACCTGACCGGTCGGGGCGTACAGCTCGTTCAGGCGTTTGAACTTCCGGCCTTCACGGTCAGCGATCCAGTAGTAATCCATGTCGCCGAAGAGGATGGTCTTGGCGGCAGAAGCAATCGCCGGTACGAAAGACGAGGTGTAGACCGGGCAGTTAAGGACCTTGTCCGGGGTACCCGCTGTGATGGAGGGCTGCCAGATGTAGTCGCCTGCGCCGTTTTTCAGCTTGCGCAGAACTTTGACCGTGCTGTCGTTCATCAGGAACAAGGCTTGACGCCGATAGGGCGAGCGAAGGCTGTAGAACAGGTCCATCACCTCGTCAAAGGTGATGGCCGTAGCCGCGGCGGTTGTCACGCCAAGCTGCGCGCCCAGGGTCGCGTGCAGCAGGCCGGTCGGCTTCCCGGTGCCGTTGCCGGCAATGAAGGCTTCTTCCTCTGCCGAACCAATACGGCGGGCGAACTCCTTGGCGATGTAGCCGGCGATGTCAAAGACCGAGTCATTGAGCAACTCGTCCGACACCTTGATCATGGTCGCCAGCTTGAAGGCGCCAATGGAGACTGCTCCGAATGCATCGTCGCTCTCCTGGTAGGGGGCTTCTTCCTCAATCCAGGACGCGGTGCCCTTGCTGCTCACGACCGGAATCTTCCGGTCACCGGAACTGGTCTGGATGAGGTGGGCGAAGTTGCGGAAGATATTCTCCTCCTGCAGCGCTTCCACCAGGGTGCGCTCGTATTCATCCGGGACGAGGTGCCCGCCTTCGCTGTCAGAGCCAATCTGCAGCGCATTGAGCACCTCAAACGAGACGGACTTGTCCCGCATGGCGCGCCAAAAGGCGTTCTTATACTCATCCGAAGCACGGCCGAGCTTGGTCTTGTCCTTCAGGGTCTCAGGTGCAGAGGTCAGCGGGCGGGTGGTCGGACGGTCGAACTCCAGGTCCAGCACTTCCTGGCGCTCCAGGCGCTCGACCTCTTTACCCATGCGAATGACATCCGCTTCCATCTTTTCGTAGGTAGCGGAATCCTCAAGGGAGAGCGTGCCGTCCTCTGCCCTTCGGCTGTCCAGGAAAGCCTTGGCGGCATTCCACAGGTTGACGCGTTTTTCGCGCATGTCCAGGATCTGATTCATTGGGGTCTCCTCCTCATACATATTGAAAACGCGCCAGCCTTTTTTCGAGGTCTGACGCGTTCACGCGGTTGGTAGGTTCTGTGATTGGTTCGGGGTCAGGTTGGGGATCGGGAGGTTCTTGGGGTATACAGGCCTTGAGTTTATCAAGCAGGCTATTGGTGACCGCCCGGCGGGAAAAGGTGAAGCTGTTCTCCACGTTATCGGCCTTTTCTGGCTGGTACAGCACTTCATCGCAGAAGCCGAGCTCCAAGGCCTTTTGCGCGTTCATCCAGGTCTCGGCGTCCATCATGTGGCTCAGCCGTGTGCGGGAGAGCCCCGTCTTGATCTCATAGGCGTTGATGATGCTCTCCTTGACCTCCTCCAGCAGTTGGATCGCCTTGCGCATTTCTTCGCTGTCTCCCAAGGCAAAAGTCAGCGGGTTATGGATCATCATGAGAGAAGTAGGGGACATAGACACCTTTGTGCCGGCCATGGCGATGACTGAAGCAGCGCTGGCCGCGATGCCGTCAATCTGGACTTTCACATCATGTGGGTAGTCCATAAGCATGGTGTAGATCTGCGAGGCAGCGATACAGTCCCCTCCTGGTGAATTGATATGCAGGGTAATCGGTCCACTGCCGGCAGAGAGATCTGCTTTGAAGGCGGAAGGAGTCACATCGTCTTCAAACCAGGACTCTTCTGCGATCACACCCTCCAGGAAAAGCGTGCGTTCACCGTTGTTGTCATTCTGTACCCAGTTCCAGAACTTGTTTGCCATTCATTGGTTCCTCCTTTCGGGCTAGATTGATGGGGATCATGTTACCGTTGACGAGATAGGCATTGCCGCCCTGGTCGTCGGTCAGGGGGTTCATATTTTCGAGCTCTCGGATGTCATTTGCGCTCATCCAACCGTTTTGCCGTGCAATGGCATAGCCCTCCATGCGTTCCTTGTACGCGCCACGCATCAGCCCGTCGATGTTGAACTGAGCGTAGAAGTCCCGCTTTTCCTTTTCAGAGAAAAGCGAGCGATTGATGGCCTG